GCGATGAATTTTTACACAATGATTGCATCGTTTAACCTTTTGAGCTTGATCTATTGACTCATTTCATCTTCTTTTGCCCATTCTTCGGCTCGGTCAATTGCTTGATGAACTACATGAGATTGATCAGTAATTAATTCATCTCCAATAAAAATACTGCCACCTTTCCCATGCGGCGCATATTTTAATTTTCCTAATATAAATCCTTCTCTCTCTAAGCTGTCTCTTAAATATTGTTCGAATTCAGCACCATTGTAAATATATTCGTTTCCAAAAGTAATATCGACTATTAGTGAATCATTCATTTTCTTTTTCCTCCTGGGTAAAAATAAATTTAATAAATTTTAGTCAAGCTCCTCGTATCTTGAAAAATTACATTTTCTACAATTTTCGAAAGCGTAAAAATCGTTTTCAGTAATTTCTACTGCATTTATTTCGCCGCAATTCTCGCAATCTATTGTGGCAATAAAACGGATAGGGCCATTGTCTATGTGGTTTGGTCTAGGCATTTTTTAATCCTCACTTTCGGTAAAAATAAATTTAATGAATTTAATGAATTTAATGAATTTGATGACTTTATAAAGTTAATGCCAGTCTTGTCTCAAATGCAATTAATTTAATTAATTTCATAGTTAAAAATAAAAAAAAGAGCGCCGTAAAAACGGCGCCCTTGCTTTCTTTATGAGCGTAGAGGCATGATCAAAGAATCGCTTTCCCTATCGGAGTAAGAGCTTACTCTAATGGAGTCGTTAATTTTATCGAACTGCGCTTTAAAATTTGAATTATTGTTTTCTTGTGAGTTCGCCGTTAAACTTTTGGGATCATTAACTTCAATCTCTAAAATTACGCAATTATCAGCACTTATAGTTTGTGACAATTCATACAATAACTTAGCGTTTAGCCCTACACTCACAACCTGCTTGTTGCGATAACACTTCTCATTAAGCACGCGCTGATAGTTTGGGAATGATTTATGACCAGTAGGTCGTGACATTGTATCGCCGTTAGACAAAATTAGCGTTCCGTTTGCTTTGATCTGTAGTTTTTCACGTTTGGCTAATTTAGCAATTTTCCGCTCGCGAATGATCGCTTCTACAGGAATGAAGCCTGTAGTGTCATCTTCGTCTAGTTCAACATTCAACGCGGTTATTATGTGGCCATTTGTTGCAACAAGCTTTTTTTGCTCACAATCTAAAAAACAATGTTCCAGGTAATCGCGGACATCGTTTTTTGCTACAGCTTTTTCGATTTTGAAATTATTTACTCTCATTTTTGATACTCCATTTTTAATTTTAAATTAGATAACAATCGTTATCCAATAGCCGCCTTTTTAAAGCGGCTATCAGCTAAAGATTGTTTATAAATCAATAATTGTTCGAAAATACGAAAACGCCGTAGGGTTTTGCATCAATCGAAAAATGATCCAAAAAGAGATCATATCTAAAAGCTTCATAGTCGATGTAGTGCGTTAAATGTTCTGGCATTTCATCCAAGTAACATTCATCAAAAAGGTGAATTGCATATTCTTTTTCATTGTCCCAATGGCCCTGGTAAGAATCCCTAAAATTCTCTAACGTGCCGTTATTTTCATAATCAAGAAAAGCTAAAAACGCTGTTTTTTCGCTGTCATCTAATTCGTTTAATGTCTCGACTTTTTCAACTATGGTTGCAATATCGGTATTTTCTTCACACCTAATTCCTTCGAAATCGTGTATTGCGTATTCTTCGGCGTATGGTTCGCTTGAAGCTTTTAACATAAGTTCGATTTCTTTTTCGACTTCATCAACTGATTTGTAATCGAGATCGATCCAAGTGCCGTGCAATTTTCCAGCGTTATAACTTGATAGGCACGCTACATAAATACGATTTACTATGAGATTTTCTTTTTTAATAGCTGTTTGCATTTTTTGACACCCCTTAAAATTCGTTAATTAGATAATTTTCTATAATGTCGGCTGATTCTTGATTCTTAAGCAGATCAAGTAGTCTTTCATCCTCCAGGGCCAGTTCTGGCAGGATTAAATGTTTTCGACATAAAAACAAAAATTCTAAATTGCTCATTTATTTTCCCCCCACTTTTTCACGTCAATAATTATCGCGGTAACCATAAACCACAAGGTTAAGCAGGCTATAGACGCCCAAAAAGCAACTGAGAGAAAATACGCTTCTTCTAATGTAATAAAAGTTAAAAACAAAAAAGGGCTTGCGACTAAAATATAAAAAAGAACGCATTCTAAAAATAAGAGTAAATAACCCGTAATTTGAGCGGTAATCTTAAACATAATTATTCTTCCTAAGTTTGATACTTAATACGAATGTATCATGATATTATTAAATGTACAATTTTTTTAGACATTATTTAAAATAAATGACAAATAGCAAAAACAAAATAACATCACGTTCAAAATTGACACTTAGTGAACGCGAGCATGAATTTGTGCTAAAAAGAACTATAGAAGGCTTATCATGGCCTGAGGCGTATAAACAAAGTCACAACACTACTGACCTTACGGAGGCCGTCATCAGCACACGCGCTTACCGCTTAGGACAAACTCCCAGGGTACAGAAACAAATTGATCGGTTACGCGAGATCGGAGCATGTGAAAGGGAGATAACAAGAGAAAGCCACCTAGCGTCTTTACAAGAGTTAAAACAGAAAGCCCTGGATAGTGGGAATTATGGTGCCGCAGTTCAGGCGGAGGTGCAAAGGGGTAAGGCGGCAGGCCTATATATAGAGAAGAAAGAGTATACAGTGAAACACGATACAACTGCCCTACAACTACTAGATGAACTTAATCAAGCCACAATTATAGAAGGGGAGATAATAGATGATGCTAACCAATGCGCTAGTAACGCTATGGAAAGCATAAAGGTAGCAAGTAAACAGTAAGGGGAATATATTTCTAGGGCACGATTGATTTTTTTGCTATAGCAAATGAACTTATCTCGCTATTTTTCTTTTCGCTCTATTCAGTGATGTGAAAGAATAGTCGTATAACTCTTGTATTTAACCCTCCCTATCTTACAAATAAGTCGGCTTTACTTCCTAAAGTGTTGATTCATCGTGAATTGCAACTCTTGTTAGGTGTATGAGTTCGATTGGTGTCGCGCTTCCAAGTTGATCTGCCGCGCTGATGATGAATACCGCCATAGGGGTGACACCCCCTTGCCCTCTAGTGCTAGTGCTAGTGTTGGATCAATATCCAGCCCATTTTCAAACGTCATCGTTAAAAAACAAGCGCTTGCAGAATGAGATGATTGGTTTTTAGTGATTGTTTTTTGAAAAGGTATGAGCAGCGTTTAAACCTCTACTAGCATTATTATTGTTGTTGGACTCAATAGTGATGTTGTATTGCGTATGTTCTGACTGTTACTTTTTTACACTCGCATGTTTCCCTGTAACAGGCCACACCTTTTCATTTTTTTATTATTAGGTATGACTAAGGTTTAGGTATTTTATGGTTAAAAGTAGTCGTGTTAAGCCTCGTAAGGGTAAGGCTAAAGTTAAGGTATTGAAATCGGGTAAGCGTGTTTCTTACGGTCAAGCTGGCAAGGCGAGTGATGGTGGTCGTAGGGTGCGTCCTGGTACTTCTAAGGGTGATTCGTATTGTGCGAGGTCTTTGGGTCAAATGAAAAAGCATCCTAAGTCTGCGAGTAATCCGAACAGTCCGTTACGTTTGAGTCGCAAGCGTTGGAAGTGTGTTGGTTCGAAAAGTAAAGCGAGTTAAATCATTTTATGTCTGAATTAGTAGTGGCTCACATTGATAGGGGTAATCATCGGGAGCCTTTAGTTCCTCGCAATGAGCGTCCTGTTGAGTCTAAAGCTGATGATTTGGTTAAGAGGGAGGATTCTGTTAAGCCTAAGACTACTCAGGTAGATGTGAGGGTTTGAGGTTAATAAATATGTCAAAAATTACAACAATTTTAAGTTTAGGAGCTGGAGTTCAATCGTCTACTCTGGCGTTAATGGCGGCAAGAGGTGAATTTGAACCTATGCCTGATGTCGCAATTTTTGCAGACACAGGTTATGAACCAAAAGCAGTTTATAAATGGCTTGAATGGTTAGAAAAACAATTACCGTTTCCAGTAGAAAAAGTAAGTAGGGGAAACTTAAGAGATGATCAAATAAAAACTAGAGTAAGGGCTAAAAATAGAGCTGCTGCTTTACCTTATTTTACTCTCGATAATGATACAAAAAAAGTGGGGATGCTCCAACGACAATGCACTGCAGAATATAAAATACAACCTGTTACTAAATACACTCGACAAGAAATTCTTGGTTTAAAATTTCGTCAACGTGCTCCAAAAGAACATGTCATTGATCTTTGGTATGGAATTTCTTATGACGAAATTCAACGCATGAAAGTTCCTTTTGTAGAACCTTGGAGAAGAAATGTTTATCCGCTAATAGAGAAACGAATCCGTAGAGGTGATTGCTTAGAATGGATGGAAAAAAACAATTTTCCAAAACCGCCCCGATCAGCGTGTTTATGTTGCCCTTTCCATAGTGAAAAAGAATGGTTAAATTTAAAAAATGGTGACAAAAATGAATGGAAAGACATTGTTGATTTTGATAAATCAATAAGAAGGTTAGGCGGTGTAAAAGGCGATTTATTTTTACATCGATCTTGCAAACCAATAGATGAAGTCGATTTCTTTACTTTAGAAAATGCAGGTCAAATGAGTCTTTTAGATGAATGTGAAGGTATGTGCGGCATTTAATTTTTTTACTTAATAATTGTGATAAAAATGTTAGAAAAAGTAGCGCAAGAAGTAAATAGCTTAAAAGTCGGTGAGCACTATCCTTTTCCGGGTTTTACAAATTACAGAGATTATTTAGCGATTGACATTGCAATTCAAGAGTTACCTGATAAGAAGTTTAAGTACCATATTGATTTTGATTATGAATCTGCGTGGGTGGAGCGGATTTCATAAAAAATGACGGTTTATTACAACGAGTTTGATCAACATGCCGCTGAGTGGCTACGCAATCTTATTTCAGAGGGGTTAATTGCTGATGGCGATGTGGACAACAGGCCGATACAAGAGGTAACGCCAAGTGACTTACAAGGATACACACAGTGTCACTTCTTTGCAGGAATCGGAGGATGGAGCTATGCGCTCAGACTCGCAGGATGGAGTGATGAGAGACCTGTTTGGACAGGTAGTTGCCCCTGTCAAAGTTTTTCAGTCGCAGGAAAAAAAAGGGGTGCAAGTGACTCCGAGCGTCACCTCTGGCCAGAGTGGTTCAGGCTCATCGAAAAGTGTAGCCCTCCAACAGTCTTTGGCGAACAGGTTGCGGGAGCGATTGGGTTCGGGTGGCTTGATGCAGTCGCAACAGATTTTGAGTCTCAAGACTACGCCTTCGCGTCGGCAGTTCTGTCAGGATTTACTGTCGGAGCCTATCACAAACGGCAACGGCTCTGGTTCGTGGCCGACTCCACAAACGATGGACGGAGCAAGGTGCAATCAGATCCGAAGTCAAGAGGAATTGAAGGAAGCGAGGAAGAACGGCGGTTGTTCGAATCTAAGGGAGAGCGTTCACACATGGCCCACACCAAGAACCACGGACGGAGAAGGAGGGCCACGACCGTTGAACGAAAAGGGTCAAAGAATCTCAAAGACGAATCCGAATTTGACCTTTGGAGCAAATCTAGCAGACATGGCAAGGTTGTCGACAACATGCCCGACACCCAGCGCACGCGATTACAAAAGCGGTTACGAGGGCGGTCGGTTGAGGAACGGCAAAGTGTCAACCGACACGTTAGACGTTGCAACGCAGTTGACTGGGAAGCAGTTGAGTGGGTCAAATGTAAGGACGGAAAAACGCGTCCGATACCGCTTGAATCCGAAGTTCAGCCTTTGGTTGATGGGCTACCCACGGTCTTGGATCGAGAGGGCAATTCCCACAAATGGTCGTACGCAAATACGCTTACCGGTATAGGCAACACGATTATACCTGCGGTGGCTGCTGAATTTATTCTATCTTTTACAGAGGTCACAAGCGAAAGCATTAAATAAGGAGAAACCGATGCCAGGAAAAGGTCTTTATGCAAATATTCATGCTAAAAGAAAAAGAATAGCAGCAGGGTCTAAAGAAAAAATGCGTAAGAAAGGCAGTAAAGGAGCGCCAACGGATGCTCAATTTAGGGCTGCGGCTAAGACTGCAAAAAAACGCAAGAAAACACGAAGCCGAACTGCTTGATATTAACGATAAAGCAACAAAAATTATTGATAGGCTAAACGCCATTCGGCAATTTTGTAATTCCATATATTTTTTAATTGTGTTGATGGTAATCCTGACATGTGTTGCAGGATATGTTCTTGGTTTATTGCTGTTCTGGCAAACTAAAATTTAATTTTTTATAAAGGATAAGCTATGACTTATGGTACAGGCTCTATGGGCTATGGTTCGAAAAAAAAGAAAAAGAAAAAGAAAAAAAATAAACCTAAATTATATAAAGGTAAGAAAAAAGATTACACCTTTTGGGCTTTACAAAATATTTCATGAAATTTATTCGTAAAGGCAAATATTATGAGGTCACGGAGCCATCAGGTTATACCGTTTCTGCATCACGTTTGAATAACGAGTGGCGATTTTCTGCTTGGAGATTATCGGATAGAAAAAATTTAGGAGTGTACAAAAGCGTGGAGTTAGCTAGAGAGGTTGTTATGTTGGATAGTAGTGTTAAAAATCAGAAAGAAGTTAGTTAATTATGGTATCTGTAGCAGAAAGAAATGAAGCTATTTCAAATTTTTTAAGTGAAATTGACAATGCGATTGATAAGCAACAAGCGAATCCTGTAACTGATTTTCAGCGTTTCAATTTTGGTGAAAATTCTTATTATACTGTTGATAACAATACGAGTCAGAGAGTTGCATCTGAGCCAGCATTTTTAAGTGCTAAAGATATTCCTTATTGGAAACCTGGCATTGTTGATGCGTTTTATGGTTGGTATCAACAACCTGACGAGATATGGTCTCGCATTGAAAAATGGACAGGTGTTGAAAATAAAAACAACAATAATCGCAGAGATTTTTTACGCGATATAAAAAAGTATGCTCAAAATGATAATAGGCAACCGCTTTTAAATCAGTGGATAGATAGCGGTTATCAAGTTATACCTGAGGGTTTAGATACTGATTTTGCGATTAACGCTTTAGATTATGCTTTTAGGGAGATGGGTAGGAGACAACAAAGTAAATCGAGAGGGTTTTTAGGTAGTTTTTTTGATTTTGTAACTGATCCAGTCAATATCGCGATTGCTGCGGCTACGGCTGGTGCAAGTATTTACGTTCAAGGCGCAGTAGAGGGTGCAGCAAGTATTGGTGCTCAACTTGCTAGAAGTGCGGCTACTAGTTTAGCAACAGGTGGTGTAAATGCAGGAATAAGGCCAACTAGAGAAGAAATAAATGACATGGTTCCTGAAGCCGCTGTAGACAACGTGTACCGTGATGAGATAATCGGTTCTGCCGTCAATCAATATGTTACAAACGTTCAAGATAACGATGTTCAGCCTGAAAGTGAAGTTACGGATGGAGCTGGTGTAGCAGAAAGGATCGATGATGCACCTGTAGAGCCTCCTGCACAGACATTTGATGAGCAAGGTCAAGTAGGCAGGACAACGTTTCCTTTAACAGACAATAATAATGAAATTACAGTAGACTCATCGTCTGCTCCGAGTGATGCTTCAAATAGTGTGTCGAGTGACGATGTTGTTGTAGATAATAACCAGTCGGTTAATACTGAGAACACTGATAATGTAGGTGCGAGTTCAAATGTAGCGCCTATCGAAAATACAGTCACTAATAATTCTGAAGAAGCAAGTAACGAGGAACTTTCAGATAGTGAACTTGCAGCGTATTTTGCAGAAGTGGCTAATACATCAGAAAACAGAGAAGATAACTTGGCTGTAGATTCTTCAAATAACACAGAAGAAAGGTTGCCTGAAGATTCTTCTAATACTGCCCCAATCGTTGAAGGTAACGTTGCAGAAGTACAAGTTGGTACAGAAAATAGTGGACAAGGAGCTGAAGGTCAAGACGGCACAAATGGTGATGGTGATGGTGATGGTGATGGTGATGGTCAGGAAAGTAAAGATGATAATCAAGAAGATAATCAACGATTAGAGCAACAAAGTACCCTATCAGAAAGAGAAAGGGTGACACCGCCAAAACGTCTTGAATTTTTTGCTACGAAACCAGTTGATATTATTCCTCTTGATAAACCTGCGGAATTAGGTCAATTGGATATTCGTTCCTTTTTATCACAAGTAAACTTACCTGAGACTAATCGCCAGCTTATTGGTCGTAACACTTCTTTGCCAGTTCAGTTACGTTTTCCTACAGATTTTCAGGGTTTGCAATTGTTAAACAGACGTAAAAAACGAATCCTTGGAAGCTGATCTACTTAAAAAGTTATTTCTAAACAATAAAAGTGGTTCACTACTTATTTGTGGCAGTGGCAAATGTATTTGGGATGATTTAGCGCATTGGAAAAGTGGATGCAGGGAGGGAGATAACTGCATTGATTTTGATGGTGACGTAATGGCGATCAACGATATCGGCATGCACTTAAGTTTTCCTATTCAACATTGGTATTCCAACGATTACGAAATGCTTCCTAAATGGTTAGCGGCAAGAAGGCCGTTAATCGCACAAAATGACAATAAAATATTTACTCACAGTTGTTACGGTCGTGCTGACTTTGTGTGGCCTTTAACTGGAGCAGGAACGAGTGGACTCAATGCAGTATTTACAGCGCTTAAGATTGGTTATAGCAAAATTACTCTTGCAGGCATCCCATTGGATGATGCAGGGCATTACTGGGAGCCAGAATGGTTCAGCACAAATTTCACCAACGAAGTCCCTTACTCCAAAACAGAAAAAGAAAAAGACAGTCAAAAAGAAATTAAATACTGGAGCAAAGCAGCAAAAGAAAGTTTCGAAGGTAAGGTTAAGAGCTGTTCTGGCAGAACGAAAGAAATCTTAGGAAGTCCTTTTGATTGATTTAGAAAAAGCGAAAATTATAGAGCGATTAAAACGAGATTGGCAATACAACCAGCTCAACTATTATCTTCCTTACGGTCACGCTGAAACACTAGTTAATAGCAGAGTATGGGAAGCAAAACATCGCGTACCTGAAAGTTTACATTTTCTTGTTGACTTAGCTTATTTTTATAACAGAGATGAGCTATGGTCGATGATTGATCAATTAAAATCGCAACATGAAGTGTGGGGTGAGTGGTCTAATAAACCTTGGCAATTAGATTTTCATAATGCTGGTGACAAGTATCAAGAGCGCATGTTGATGGCAGCGAATAGACCTGGCAAAACTCGATCTGCTGGTTTTGAAGTTGCGTATCACATGACAGGTTTGTATCCCGATTGGTGGAATGGTCGTAGATTTAAAAATCCAGTTTTAGTGTGGAGTGGTAGCCCAACAAACGAAACGTCACGCGATATTATCCAGAAAATATTATTAGGTAGTCTTGACGATGAAAATTTAGGTACAGGTGCGATTCCTCGCTCTTTGTTGAAAGGTAAACCAAGAACACGACAAGCTGGTGTTTCTGATGTAGTTGATACGTTTAAAGTTGTACACACTAGCGGTGGTGTCTCCCAGTGCGTTATGAAGACTTATGAACAAGGGTGGCGTAAGTGGCAAGGTACGCAACCTGATTTAGTGTGGTTAGACGAGGAGCCTGAAGACAACGAAGAAAGACAGCGCAGAATTTATGCAGAAGCTTTGACTCGTCTTCTAACGTCACGCGGTTCTATGATGGTGACGTTTACGCCATTGTTAGGAGCAACAAATTTAGTGCAACATTTCCAGAATGGTGGTGACGGTGTTTACTTAGGCACAGCCACTTGGGATGACGCGCCCCATTTAGGTGTGAAAGAGCGAGACAGGTTGGCAAGTAGTTATCCTGATCATGAAAGAGAAGCTCGATCTAAAGGCGTGCCTATGATGGGAGAAGGTCGCGCTTTTGCAACGCTTGAAGATAATATTAAAGTTAAAGACATTGAAATACCTTCGCACTGGTCTCGAATTAAGGGCATTGACTTTGGTTTGGATCATCCAGCTACAGTGGCGGATATTGCATGGGATCGAGATTTAGACATTATTTATGTCACAAGGGTTTGGAAGAAAAAAAATCTTCCCGACATCACAGAGCATGTCGAAGCAATTAAATCTGACACGCATTGGATTCCTATATCATGGCCTCATGATGGCAATAATCGTCAAAAAGGTATCGGTAGACGATTAAAAGACATTTATATGGATCATAATTTAAAAATGTTGAGTCGTTCTGCTTGTTACACACCTGATAAAATGGGTAGTCAACCTGTAGAGCCAATTGTAATGGAAGTGAATGAACGTTGCTCTAGCGGTCGATTTAAAGTTTTTGCTAGTTGCACACAATTTTTCGATGAGTATAGAAACTATCACCGTAGGGATGGCCGCTTGATTGATCGCAATGATGATGTTCTCAAGGCAGTCTTCTACGCAGTTATGATGCGCCGCTATGCCGTAGCTGAAGGTAACTCTGGTTATCGTGCTGTCGCTGTGCCAACACCACTTAGGATGTCAAGATGAACGCTTTTGAAAAGTTTGAAGATTTTTGTAAGAAAAAAGGCATGAAACCTTGTGATCGCGGTGATGCAGGATTAGCGGAAGTGTTTATTGCTGAAACAGAAAAAACGATAGATTTAGAGCGTTTTCCTGACTACAAAGATGGTTTTTATCAAGTTGCTTGGTTTGTTGCTAGTCGTGCTTCAGAGGGTAAGTTAGATGTGGGTCAATGGATTGAATTTGATGCTAATCATGATTTTTTACAGCCGCAAAAGACCAGACGGCAAATGCGTATCAATGTAGCTCGAAAAGAAGCTGAACGTTTTATAGAAAATTCAATAAAGGCGAATAGAATCTAATGGAAATTACAGACGTTGATGGAATTAAAGAAAAAAAGAGAAGACGTTTAACTCAAACGGATTATCAGCACATTGCCGATTATTTAGTTTCTACTTTTAGTGATCGCAAGCATAGAAGACGGCATTTAGAACACGAATGGTCTGAAATTGATAGGCAAATTCGCATGGAACCCGATTTAGGGTACAAAATGGTTAATCAAACGATTCCCGATTATATGGCTTGGTTGCCTGAAACAGAATTACCTTTACAAGCTCAAGCTTTAGAAGTTTTAAATGCAGATGCGAGACGATTGATGTCTCCTTTAAATGCTAATTGGTTCACGGCTCATAGTGCAATGACTGATAAGTATTTAGATAAAGTTGAGTTTAGTTCTTTGATTGCTGGTGACGAAAATGATGTTCCAAGTGTGATTACGCAAGACAATGCAGACAAGCTTGTACAAGGAGCGATCAATCATTGGAATAATCAATATGATTTCTGGGGGCATATCGATTTAATTAACTCCGATGCTTTTAAATATGGTTTAGGTGTTGGCGTTGCGCGAATGGTTAAAAAATCGGTTGTAAAAATACAAGGGAAAGGCGCTATGCGTAAGGATGAGATGATTCCCATGTTGATACCGCGCTCGGTGAAAAAAACGTATGTAGATGACAATTTTCATGCGGTCTGCAACGAAGGGATCATGATTGGGGGTATGCAACTTTATTGTTATCATCAGCGCTTTGACGATTTAGTTTTAGCAGCTAATAGTGGTAGCACTGATCCTGATTCAATAACAGGCGGTTGGATGCCTAAGAATCTTAAAGGTTTGGAGACTGAAGATGGTGAGGTTACTATTATCGAAGGCGAAGGTGACTTTGTAATACCGCGCAAGACAAGTGGTTCAATGGTCATTCCTAATGCTATTTTTACTGTAGCTCAATCAGGATATGGTGACAAAACTACGTCAAGAGTTGTTAGAGTCAGGTTATTAAAATATGGATGTTCACACATCTTTTTTCCTTATCATCGTGAAAATGTAGATAATCCTTATCCCACATCACCTTTGATGCTTGGTTGTTCGGTACAGAAAGCAGCCGTTGATGCTTTGAATCGTTATTTGATGGCGGCAGCGTTACATGCAACACCTCCAGTTAGTTACGACCGTGATGATCAGCAGTTCGCTCAAGAAGGTGGCCCAAGAATCTATCCTTTTGCTCAATGGGCTTCTACTTCTGAAGTTCGTCAACACATTTTTGGTAATCCACAGCCATTGTTTGCCGCTTACGCTGGATTTTTACAACAATATGCAGACGTGACAGGTGTTAATGCTTCGAGATTAGGCGCTCAAACAATTAGTCATACAACTGCTTTTGCAAAACAAGCTGAGTTACAGCGTTCAACTATAAGAACTGTCGATTATGTAAATGCAACGTTGACTGGCCCAATGGATCAGTGGTTATCAAAGTGTTATGAGATGGGTAGAGATAACACGAAGGACATGACTGTTTACCTAAATACTTATAATGGTTATGTGAACATTAACAAAAACACTTTGCCAGAAATGGTTGAGTTTGAAGTTTACGGTAGTGGTGGCCCAGCAGAAGAAAGCCAGAAACAACAAAGACGTTTTAGCGCGATTCAACTTGTTATGCAAATTGACCAACTTGAAACACAAGCTAAAACAATGGGCTTACCAGAAACTTTAGACTACAGAAATATGAAACAACAAATTTTATCAGACGCGGGGTGGACAGATGTTGACGTTATCCTCCGAGGAGAAACTCCTGATCAAGGAGCTAGCCCTCAACCCGACATGGGTGAACTTAATCCACAGAATATTGATACAGCGCCAGGAGCCGCACTACAAGCCCTTGCGCTCGCAGGACAGCAACAATCTTAGTCCTGAATACCAAATCCACAACTGGATATATGAAAGTGGAAAGGCTAATGCGCTTTCCAACTTATCTTTAATTTTTTTAACTTCAAAGGAAGCAAATAATGAGTGAAGAAGCCAAAGCGAACAACCCTGATTCTGTTGATTCAGGTTCGAAAAGCGAAAGCGTTGCAGAACTCGACACGTTGTTAAGTGAATACGATTCACAACCAACAACAACCTCGGTTGCCCCGACTACATCACCTCAAACGGATGATACGAGTCAGGCTACACTAGAGCAAGTCAAACAACTTCTTGAGGAACAAACTCGTCAGCGTTCTAATCAAGAGTTTAAAGAAAACATGAATAAAACAATTGCGATTATGAAGGATGAGCTTGGTTTTACCGTTTCGGATAAAATTTTGTCTGGATACGTTGATCAAGCTGCTAAAGATGATAGTCGTATTGTTTCTGCATGGCAAAGTATGAATGATAACCCTGAGAAATGGAAAAAAATTGCGAAAGTGATGGCATCCGATTTCAAAAAAGGGATTGGTGTACCTGACAAAGAATTGACCGAAAACATTGATGCAGTCAGAGCAAGCGTTAAATCAAAAACTGAAACTAACGCAGATGACTATGATTCAAAATATTCTATTACCAATATGAATAATTTATCGGAAGTAGAATTTCGAAATTTGAAAAATAGTTATCGAGCCAAATAATTTGGAGAAAATGCAATGGCTTTAACAATCTCAGCGACTAATAGCGAATTACCGTTACCAGTCAACAATATGCTCATGTCTACTTTTTTAAGAAATGCTAGATCGAGAGCACCTTACTTCTTAGGCACAATGCCTGGAGAAATCACAAGAAATGGTGGCACTGCTACTGTTAAATGGCGAAGGATTAACAATCTTTCTGCTGCTACTACTGCTTTAGGAGAGTTGCAAGGCAACGCTTCTTATATGCAAGGTCGTTCAAGTGCTGCTCTAGCCGTTACTGATGTAACTGCTACAGTTGCAAAATACGGCAACTTTGTAATCATGAATGAAACAGTAGAAAAATTTGAGCCAAACGGTCAAATGGATGCAATTATGGAAGTAATTGGCATCAATGCTGGTCAATCCATGAATCAAGTGCAACGGAATACAGCAGAAGATTCTCAAACAATCGTGCGTGTTGCTGGTGCTTCTGATGGAGCTGTAAATAGTGAAATTACACTTGCTTCAATTAAAAGTGTGATTAACACCTTAACAAAAAATTCAGCAAGAACGTTTTTCCCAATGACCACTGGTTCTGGCAATCAAGGTACGTCACCTCAGTTACCAGCTTTTATTGGTATCTGTCATCCAGACGTAGCAGTAGATATTGCTGGTCTTTCAGGATTCAACTCTGTAGAAACTTATGCAGGACAAGTTTTAACTTACTTAGGTGAGTTTGGTTCTCTTGGCATAGCTGGACTGAGTGTACGGTTTTGTTTAACAGAAGATGCTTCTGTAGATGCAAATGCTGGCGCGGCTGTAGGCTCTACTGGTTGTCGTTCAACTGGCGGTTCTAACATCGACTTATATAGTGTGCCAATTTACGGTCAAGACGCAATTGGTACAGTTGGTTTCGGACAACGATATCCAGATGGTTCGTTCGAAGCTGGTGATGCTATGAACACGGTTGACATTATCGTAAAAGGATTAGGATCAGGTGGAACAAGTGATCCTTACGATGAAATCATGACTGTGGCTTGGAAAGCGTGGCATGCTGCCGCTGTGCTTAATGCGGATTTCGGAAGAACAATCCGCTGTGGTGCTAAAACTATATAAATAGTTTTGTGTAGAGTGAGGGGGCGCTTCGGCGCTCCCTTTTTATTGGAGGATTAAAATTGCCTGAATTACATCAATTAGTTACAGAAGATTCTCGGCCTTTTATAGATAGAATAAGAAGGGTCGATTTAGAAATGATATGTCAAAAGTTAGAATTAAAATATGATGCCACTGCTGGTGCTGAATTGTTGCGTCAACAAATCAAAGCTAATGGTGTTGATGACGCTAAGTTAGCAGAGTTGGTTGGTGTATTGAATGTGCAACAAAATCAAGCTAATGGTTCTGCTAAACAAGTAGTTTATCCAGCTCGTCAACAAATAAAAGATGTTGACTATGACTATGCTTCTAAGATTGAAGAAACAGGTAAACAATCTGTGCAAGAAGATTTAAAGGACATTGTGAGACAGCAAGCAGAACAAATTGAGCAATTGCTTGCTTTGAAAGGTCAAGCAAACGTTGACAATTCTTGGCAACAAAACCCTGAAAAAATGCACGGCAAAACCTTGCAAAAAAAATTGCGCGAATTAGGTTTGCCTGTAAAACGAACCGATACTAAACAACAATTACTAGAGAAATTTTATGGGTACAAAAACGCTACTTAATGGTGTCAATTCGGTTTTAAGACGAGTTAATATTTTGACTGGTGATACGGGAGAGCTTGATTCTTTAACAAGTTCGCCTCGTCAAGTTTTTATTGATACTGCGGTTCAAGTATGGAATGAAGCTGTTATTGAGCTTTATTCTGCTTCTTCTAAGGCTTTGCCTACAAGTGTAGCAGAGTCGAGTATTACTTTAGTTGCAGGAGATCGTGACTATGCTTTAGCAAGCAATTTGGTACGACTTTATTTTCCTTTGAATGACGAAACAAATGGTCGTTCAATCAGTGAGTATCCAGGTGGCTTCATGCAGATGCGGTCTGATCAAGATCTCCCGAATAATTATACAGGTATTCCTTATTTTGCGGCGATTAGACCGACTGATGGTTTGCTATATTTAAGTGAAATACCTCAAGCCAGCGAAGCTGGCCTTGTATACAAATACATATTTGACAAAAGTATTACGGTAAGCGCTGCTTCTGATACTTTTCCTTTTTCTGATCAAGTTTTCGAAGCCATGATACCAGCGGTTTCCGAACTATGGCGCAGAAGTCGTAACAGAATGGTTGATGCGCAAACGCTACAACGAGCGATGGGTACTGCTTCTCGAATGTTAAGTGAAGATAAAATGCGTCCTTCATGGTTTTCGGATTTTATCGTGAGAAATCCTAGCGATCCTTTCAGTCGTTATTCAGGTAGGGGTTACTAATGCCAACCGATGTCACGCCTAAAGGTAATGTTCGGCAAAATGCAGATACAATAATTTTACGATTTGGAGGTGGTTTAAGAACTCGCGCCTCTATAATGGATGTGGAGGATAGAGAGTGTGTTGAAGGACAAAATTTCGATCTGGATTTACAAAATTTTGCGTTCAGGCCTAGAAAACCTTTTGATAAAATTGGAACAGCAACAAACGGAGCTGAGATTAGGGGCTTTGCATCTTTACAAAAGGCAGACGGTACGATTTCTATGTTGGTACAGGCAGGAAATACAGTCTATCAATGGAATGGTTCAACGTTTACAAGTAAAGGCACGGTTAGTGCTACAGCGCAGTTACGAGGTCGTTTGTCGCATAATTGGGAATTAGACGATGTTGTTATAATTACCGATTTAAATTTGCAAGAACAAGTGTATCAATGGAATGGCAGCACCTTATCTACTGTAACTTTCACAAAAAATGACGGTAGCACTTCTTGGACTGGCGAGTTTCGAGCCAAATATTGCACGATTGATGCAGAGCGCGTGATGTTTTCAAATGTAAATGATAACTCCACTCATTATCCTCATTTAATTGTCGGGTCTAAAAGAGGCTCTTACACAATAATAAGCAACGATCAAAGGCCGTCTAGCAGTCTTTCTGAAGAAGATGCTTTCTTTCTAGTGCAACCTGATTTGCGCCCTATAAACGGCTTTGTAGGAGCTTTCAATAAAGTTGTAACATCATCTCGAAGCGGTGCTACGTTTCAATTGACAGGTGCAAGCGCAAAAGATTTTGCCTTCATTCCACTTTATCCTCGCTCTGGTGCTACTGGCACTGAAGGAGTCGTGTATGCAGGAAACGATGTTTACTATGGAAGACAAGGCCGAATTGAATCGCTTGCAGCTACGCAAAAATTTGGCGATGTCGAAACGAATGATTTAAGTGAAGACATTAACGACACAATTGAAACTTATACTGACTGGACGGCTGTTTATAATGAGCGAACTCAAAAAGTTTATTGGATGCCTACAGGTAAAAATCAGTTATGGGTTTTGCACAAATCACTACTTGGTTTAGGAATCTCTCCGTGGTCTAAGTGGGTAACTGCTGATGCGGTCAACATGGATTTCACGGCAATGATGAACTGTCTCGACCCACAGGACGGTTTAGAGTACGTTTTTGCTGGAGATGAAAACGGCAACCTATATAAAATAGAAGGCACTACTAATGGTGGTGATAATACTAGTGCTGTAAAAACAGAGCGTTTGTCTAAACTATTCACTTTTAATTCTAGTGCCGAAGTGTTTGACTTTGAAGGTTGGATTTTATTCCAACAAAAAGATGTTACAGCCACAATAACTATTAGGTTTGAATATAACGGAGACTCTATTTTTAATGAGGAAATCACAGAAACACTCTCAGGAGTTGAAGCAGCCGCTTACTTTTCAGGAGGAGCCTATTTCAGCGGAGGAAAATATTTCGGCAAAGCCGTTTCAGGAAGACTCACAAGAAGAAACTGGGGCATTGCAGGGAGATCAAACGAATTTCAAATCCGACTCACTGTCGATAGCAAAAACGACTTCGAAGTCGCAGAGCTTGGAGTTCGCTTCTCAGCCTCGACTTAACCGCACAACCGCTAGAGAAGTAACAATTGAGCCTTTAGATTATGAACATTTAAGGTACGTTTTTGCTGCTAATAAAAAATCAAGTTTAAAATTTTTAGACGTAAAATTTACCAGTAATTTAGAAAAAGAAACGTTTAATGATTTATTTACTCATTATGTGAGAAAAAATCAAAGTTACGTTTTAGTTGTTAAAGCAACAACTCCGAAAGGAATTATCCCTGTAGGATTAGTATTTTTAGCAAAACAGAAAAATAGTTACATGGTTACTGATTTTGTTGTTTTTTGGTGGGCTTCAAAAAGAAATATTGTCGAGGGTATTTCTTCATTTTTTAGAATTTTGCGTGACACAACTGTAATCATGTTTTATGCAAGTATTGAAACGTCACGCTTTCCTAATTATTTAAAGAAAATTGGTCTGATTCGTAGCGTTGGACGATTGCACGATATTATTAAAGGGCCAGCAAATTTATATCAAACAAGAAGGGTCAAATAAATGGTCGATCTATTAAACAATATTGATTTCAAAAGTTTAGGTAGAAATGTACTTGATTTTGGTAGTCAGCTCGGTCTATCAACATTATTGGATGATTTGTTAGAAACAGGTACAGAAGACATTTTGCGTCCTATAACAGATTTTAGAGATTTAGGAGTTGGCTTAAATGCTGGTGGTTTACAAGGTCAATTAACAGATGGAGTTTATACGGTTTCTCCTACTAATGCGACTCGATCAAATTTGATAGGAGACATGCAAACAAGTTTAGGACAGTATGCGAGTAATTTGAGAGGTCAAAGAGAAAATTTAACACCAGGTTTCGGTGCTTTAACTAGAGCAAGAGTTGATAGTTTAGAAAATGCAAAAAGAAAAGCGATAGGTGATTTGCGAGAAAATTTAGCAAGAAGGCGAGTTGCAGGTAGCTCTTTTGCTCAAGATGCTGAATCTCGGCTTGCGCGAGAATACGATATTCCAATTGCTGAAACTGGAGCACAATCTTTTCTTCAAGAATTACAACTCTTTACAAATTTATCGAGACTAGAAGCTCAAGCAAATATTCAAGCTGCTGAAACTGCATTGAATGAACTTAATCGTCAGCTCAATGTAGGTTTAAATAATGTTGGCAGCATAACAGGTGCGATGGCGAACCTTGCTTCTATTGAGTCTCAAGTTTTAGGACAACTAGCATCAGGACAAGCTAACAACGTTGCTGATTTGACCGATAACATATTAACATCACTAGGAATACGATAGGTAAATATTATGAGGTTAATCTCTAGCCCCCAAAGACAAGCATTACGTGAATTAAATATCTTAAATGATCGAGCTACTTTTAATAAGACTCAAGCAGACACACGAAAAATAAACCGTGATACTATGATTGATATCCAAAACCAAGTTCAAACTGCAGCAGATAAGATATTTACAGAAGCTTCACGCACATCTAAAGTTCTTTTCACGCAACTAAGAAATTTAGATAAAAAAATAAGATCGGAATCTAATAATCCCGAAGCGCAAAAAATGTTAATGGAAAATCGACAAAAAATAGTCAAAGATATAAGTAACTTTCAAAACTCAGTAGCAACAAGAATTGCTAACTCTGCAAATATGTTAAATCAAATAGGCGCTTCTACTAGTGTTTTAGACTCTCAGTTAGAAAATTTTAATGCAAATTTTAATGACCTTCGCACTAGAAAAGATGGAAATTTATTAACTGTTGAAGAAAACCTTGAACTAGATAAAGAGCAGATAAAAAAACAAAATGAAGAAATAGCTAAATATGAAGGTCAAGCTATAGTTGCTGGCTTCAATCCTAAAACCCGCAAAGGTCAAACGTACATTAGAAATTTGCAGTTAGTAAACCGCAGGGTTTTAGATAATTATGGAGACGATAATCCAGCGTTAGATTTCATTAAGAAAGACCGAGAGGGTTCAGTAGCCATAATGAACTCCACAATGCCACAAATTGTCGCTGAAATGGAAAAATTATATCGAACTGGCTTAAAAACTGGAATCGCCCGATCCTTCCTGCAAAGACCCATGCAATTAGCGCAAGAGTTATTCGGCGATGCAGAAGGCTCTCAAATTACACAATTTTTAGAGCAACTTGCTGGTGCTAAGGTTGCTGATTTTGAGGTTTTTAAAGCTGCGTCTTCTCGAACAACGTTGGAACTTATGGAGTATGTTGAAGGTAATTTGAATCAAAAAGAAGTTCAATTGTTGCGAGATGCGAGTCCGAAAGAGACAGGTACACCACAAGGAAATATTAGACAGATTGCTTCTCTTATTGCTATCAATGAAAGAAAAAAGGAGCAACATGAAGCTTACATTAACTTTTTACTTAAGATAGGCAATAGAGATATTCCTAGAGAGGAAAAAGATCAAATAGTGCGTGATTATGTAAACTCAACATTAAATGCGGCATTAGGTGAAACTGCGCGCAAAAAATTTATTGAGAGAGTAAACGAAGTGGAGAAAAGTATACTTAAGGATTATAACGCCGCTAATGAGAAGAAAACTAATAACAAAGGTGCCAAAACAATTAACATGAGTTTAAATCCCATCGGAAGTTAAAAATTATGATTGAAACAACCTCAGATGTAGCAGCGACACCAACAAATCCCAATGCACAAAATAGTTTGTCACCTGATGCTTTTTTAGACACTATAGACTTTGCAATTCTTAAAGATTCACCTGTTACTATACCTTTGAAAGATGGACAAGTTACAATTCAAAATCGATCCCAATTACAAGACTTTATCTTAACGCCTAAATATGATGGTCTTTCTCAATATACAGAAGCCCAAGTTATTGAAAGAATTGCGGATCAATTTCCTACTATACAAAAAAAACCTCTTGGCGATAACGGCAATCCAGATGATTATAACGAAGTAGATTCTAGCAAGATGGCTAAGACTGATCCTGACATGTGGACAAAATTAGGCAATAACGTTTTCTTAATGGATTTAGACGATCCCTATCCTTTTCAAAGAGCAGCAACCTCGATTGGTGGAAGTTTGACTGGAGCATATCTTGGTGGGAAAGCTGGAGCAAAGATAGGAAGTCCTTTTGGTTTGAAAGGAAAAGTCATTGGTGGAGGAATAGGAGCTTTTCTTGGAGAACTCAGTGGCAGTGTTGCTGGTTCTGCTACGCCTGATTTGGTTGCAAGAGTTCTCAATTTAGCTTCAGAAAATGGTTATGAAAACAATTTTAAAACGCTTTCTAACGATGAGTTAAAAAGAGTGATGATGGCCGAAGTTTACTTACATGGGATGTTTACTGTTTTGAGCGCAACATCAAGGGTAGGTGGTAAGCAAATTTCAAATTTTGCGAACAAAATCACACCACAGATGAAAGAGTTTGCCGACCTTTCTGGGAGAAGACTCAGCCTTGATAATCTTCCATTAACTGTTGGGGCCAGAGCCTACGGACTTAATGTTGTCAATGTTCTTGGAAGGATGCCTTATATTGGGCGTGGCGCTCAGAAAAATGAGGCAACTTATCTTCGAAACGTCTATAAAGTTGCAAAAGGACTGCCATCTCGGATTGCACCGACTTTAGGTAGTTTGTCAGACTTAGGTAGGAAAATTTACGCTGAAGCAACAACCACAATGAATAAATTTTCAGAATCTTATGATCAAAAATACAAAGAGGTTTTTGACACTGCAGAATCGTATGGTTTAATTGTTTCTCCTAACAGTGCAAAAGCCTATGCTCAAAGTATGTTAGATGCAATAAAGCGAGACCAACCAACCACCATTGTTAATGGCAAAAAGAAAGAATTTTTATCAAATAACGTTACACGCAGAGTGAACAACGTTGTTCAAGAAGTTCTTAATTTAGATAACATGACTTTGAAGCAAGCAGATGAAGCTCTCCAGCGGATTAACGCACAAATAGGTGAGGCTTTTGACGTAAGTGAAAGAGAAGGTGCATCAGTATATCGTCTTTTAAAACCATTAAAAGATGCTATAAAAACAGATGTCATAAACAATGTTTCTTCTCCATTTACTAATATAGGCGGCGGATTAGCGGTAACTAAAGACCAAGTTAAAGAGGTTACTAATACTCTTGCAAAATTAGATGCTGAGTATAGTAGAGAGATCACTGCTTTAATTGATACACCTGTAACTAAAAGAATTGAAACCGTTTCAGGTAAATTGGGAAGCACAGGCTCAAGCACAGTCACAACTCAATCAATCGATAGTCTTGTAAAAATTATTTTAGATTTGAATGAGCCTTCTGTTGTTGAAGAATTGTCTCGATTAGTAACGCCTGAAACTATGAATCAAATTGCCGCAACTTTCGTACAAAAAGCTTTGAAAGAATCAGTTGAAGAGGTGGCCCAACCAGGTAGAGCTAGTACTTTTGTTTTAAATGCTGAACCATTAAAAAGCCTGCTTGGAAGTTCTCCTTTGAAGAAACAAGCAGATGGCATTTTAGAAACTGTTACGGCTTCAGATAAAACACGCAAACAGACTATTGATATACTCTTAAAAAATTCTGATATAAAAAGAGCAGATTTAGAATTATTTTTGCAAAATATTGAAAATAGTATCGGTAAATCGGTGCCTAATGCGTCTACTTTTTTGCAGCGGTCAATGCAAATTAGTGGTGGCAGAGCTAAATTAGGTTCGCAAGTTGCTAAAGTTATGACTTATGGTTTAGCAGGTGGCGCTTTATACTCAAATCCGTTAAGTGCTCTCACAGTTTTGTTTGGCACTAGAGCTTTTCTTTCTGCTCTCACAAATCCAATGAACGCCCAATCAGTGAGGAATATGATCGGAGAAGAAATAACAACCATCGCTTATAGAAATGCTTGGATCAATTTATTCGCGTCTTTGTTAGGAGCAACTGTTGAAACAGGCGATCAAGTTGTAGATACCATAACTGACGCTGTTGATAAAAAATCACCAACTTTGATAAAAAAAGCTTTAGAGGTAGAAGCACAAAAAAACATTGATAAAGCAAAAGAAATGGGCGCAAATACCTTTGATTATGTGTTCAGTGACGATCCAGAAAAATCAGATGAAGCGTTAGAAAATTTAACAAGACAACAATAAAAAAACTAACCTACTGTCAAAGTTCTATTTGACATTTTTTAATTAAAATTTTAACAAAAAGGTACAACCTATGGGTACAAAATGGAGCACAGTGAGTGTCAGTGGCTATAACGCTTCACCTCCAAGTGATGACGGTGCAACCACCACAGCAAATGAGGTTAAATGGGCTACGATCAAAACAAAGTTGCCTGATCCTTTAAAAACTGCATTAGAGAGCGTAGTTTCAAAACTTGATGCCGCATTAAATTTTGCTACCACTGCAAAATCAGGTGACTACACGATCGCAACGACTGACAATGGAAAGGTCATTGATTTCACCGCTTCTGCAACTGCCACCTTACCAGCCGCGAGTTCAGCAGGAGACAGTTTTTATGTAGGGATTTTCAATAATCATTCTTCTTCCATAACCATTGCTCGTAATGGTTCGGATACGATTTCAGGAGCAACTAGCTACACGCTGCCTACAAAGCACATGTTATGGCTTTTTACAAATGACGCTAATGACGGATGGTTAGCCAGTCAACCTGTTAATTTAATTGTAACAGGCACTTTGTCTGCTGGTTCTGCAACGGTAACTTCTTTATCTGTCAGTGACGGCAATATTACAAATGTTGGTGATATTGCACTCGATTCGATTAGTGCTGATGGAACTGATATAAATTTAGCTTTAACTGATAACAGCGCTACTGCATTCACCGTCAAAGAAGGATCAACTTCATATTTAACTTTCGTGACTACGAATAGCGGTGAAAAAATTGTTTTTTCTAAAAATATCGAAGCCACTGGCGATTTGCTCGTTAGTGGTGAGGTTCAAACAGCAAGCATTGGATTTACCGATGGAGACAACGCTCTTACGATTGCAGACGGAGGTGCGGTAACAGCAGCGGCAGGCTTAGTAAGTACGGCGGCTTCAAATACTTTTGGCGCTACGAGTTTCAATGATGCAAATATTAGCAATGTAGGCTCTATTGCAGTTGATAGTGTTATTAACGATGACACTAACATTTTAATTGACAGTGCTGGAGACATTACGTTAGACGCTGGTGGTGCAGATGTAATTATATCCGATGATGGTACAGAAATTGGTCGTTTTACAAATTCATCTTCGGATCTGGTTTTACAGGCAACCGTGCAAGATAAGGATTTGGTGTTCAAAGGCGATGATGGCGGTTCTGGAATAACTGCTTTGACACTAGATATGAGTGATTCTGGCAAAGCTATATTTAATTCTGCAATTACATCAGGCGGAGTTATCACAAGTTCGAGCAACTTAGTTATTGCCAATAATGGAAATATTGGCTCTGCAGGTGATTCCGATTCTATAGCTATAGCAAGTGATGGAGTTGTCACATTTTCACAAGCACCTGTCTTTCCAAATGGTTCAATCAATATTTTAGATTTAGATATTGATGGTGCGACTGATATTGGCGCTGCTATATCAGATGCAGATTTATTTATTATAGATGATGCCGCAGGAGGCACTAATAGGAAGACAGCCGCGTCACGATTGAAAACATATATCCAAGATGCTGGAACTGTGCTTCAAGTAGTTTCTGCATCGAATACGTCTACGGTCAACACTACTAGCACAACATTTGCAGACATCACATCGATAAGTGCTGCCATTACTTGTCAATCAACTTCTTCGAAAGTTCTTGCTATGTTTACCAGCGATACCTTGTACAGTTTGGTTGCTTCGACAAACGTGACGTATACCGTAAAACTTCTTCGTGATTCAGTTTCGCTTGGTGAAAGAAGTGTGGCTGCTGGTTCGGGTGGTGGTGGACTTCAAGCGAGGGCTTCAACATCCTTTGCTGTACTCGATAGTCCTTCATCGGTTTCAGAATTAACGTTTAAATGTCAGCACAAAGTAAGCTCTGCATCTTCAACTGGCAGTGCTGTTTCAAGTCGCTTAGTGCTCATGGAGGTAGCTGGATGATTTCATATACATGTTTAGCAATAAAATCGCTTTGTCCTGGTGCAGAGTGGACGATGGATGACGATAATTATGAGACTTTAAATTGGGTAAAAGGAAATGGTCATGACAAACCTACAAAGTCTGCCATTGCATCCGAAGTTTCTAAATTAGAGTCAGAGGAGCCTATGAAGGTTCTGAGGTTGCAACGTAATCAAAAGCTGACTGAAAGCGACTGGGTTGTCATTAAAGCCAATGAAAGCGGTTCTACAGTGCCTTCAGCTTGGAAAACTTATCGTCAAAATCTTCGTAATTTGCCTGAGACCGCTTCTCCTAAGTTAGATGGAGACAATTTAATAAATGTAACTTGGCCTACGCAACCTACTTAATGCTGTTGGTTTTCATGCTGACTGTCTTTGTTGATGGAAAGGCAACAAATGACAAGTTTTATTTTTATGATGTAAATCGATGTCACTATTTTCGACAATCAATCGCTAAACAAAATCGCTCAATGCCGAGAGACTATTCTTATCGTTCGCCGCAAATGGGCGCAACTTGTCAACCAATATATGTGCGTGAGGATTCTGTTTTAATTTGGAAATAAATAATGGAACCAATCACCTCCGCTATTGTAGCAATTAAAGTTTGTACTGCGGCTGTGAAAAATGTTCACAGTCTGTTAGAGCAAGGGGCTGAGTTGCATCAATGCTCTAAGTCAATTGCAGCTTTTTTTTCAGCAAAGAATGATATTTCACGAATGGAAAAAGAAGCTCAAAATCCTCCGCTTTGGAAGAAAATAGCTGGCGCAGACACGGCCAAAAGCATAGAGATTGTCATGCAACGCAAAAGGTCTCAAGAGCTAATGTCTGACCTTCATCGCATGTTGAAAATGGCGTATGGGCCAGATATTTGGCAAGAGGTAATCGCAGAACAACGCGCTATGGAGGCAGAACGTGATCGGCAATATTTTCGTAGAAAAAGAATATTAAAAATTTGGATAGAAGGCACTCTTACTGTAATTGCAGTTCTCTTGTCAGTTGGATTGATTTGTTTGTTTGCGTGGATTTCGTTTTCAAAAGAAAAATAAAGTCAAAAAAATGGGAGGGGTTTTAAACCCTCCCCTTTTTTTTTGTCAATGTAAACCATTGATTGAACGTTAGGAATGTGTTCTTTTTTATGTTTTTTGTGTATTTAAAAATTTGTGTATGTTACTGATTCATCGAAAAACCTATATCTTTAAAAGAGCGAGAGATTTTACGATGATTCAATTGCTTAGTTGAGTTATCCACAACTAAACTTTATTACTCAATTTATTTTCTATTTTTTTAGCGCCTCCTTAATTGATGTTGATTTTTTCAACTGCTTTTGCAGCGTGGTCAATGCTAGGCACGATGTAATAACTTTGCGTGGTTGTCACCGATGAATGACGAAGTTGAGATTGCACTGCTTCAATCGAACATCCAGCTTCAAGCATCCTTTGACCGCAAGTTTTCCGTGTTTGTTGCAATGTTCTATGCTTCAAACCCGTAGCTTTTTGGGCCTCTGCGAATTTTTGTGTCAGCCACCAAACAGGAATTTTTTTTCTGTTCAAGCTGAAAACATAGGTATGAGCAATCGGCAAGCCTAAATCGTCTAATTCTTGCTCAACCGCATGCTCTTGTCTATTGATGATTTCCATCGCAGTTGAATTGAGAGCGCATTGTGACACAGCGTTTGATTTCTGATCTTTAGATTCGAAATGACAAACCCAGTTTCCGTCCATTTCAAAAATCCTTTGATATTCGTCACCTTGCGTTCTGCTATCAAAAGTCAAATTACAAATTTCACTCCTTCTCATGCCTGTATTTAAAGCAAACAGCACTATATCTTTTGCAAGTGGAGGTAAGGCTAACAAAAGTGCTTTTGTTTCGCCCGATGTCCAATGCTCATTCCTTTTCGCTATGACTGAAGATTTTTTATTTCTCGTCAGTCTTGCGCGAGACCTTGTAAAAGATTGAAAAGGATTCGGGATATCTAAATTTCTTTCTGCCCGAATCATTTCAATACAACCGCTCACTAATGACAGCTCTCGCAATATAGTAGTGTGTTTCAGCGGAAGCCGATAACCTTCTTTGTCCTTTGTTCTTCCGCGATCAGCAGTTACACCAGCGCAACAAGGCTGTTCACAAATTCGTCTTTTACTAACGTGATTGTAATAGTCTGCTATTTTTTGTTGCGAAATGCTTTTTTTATTATTAAATGCGTAGCTGAGCACATAATCACCAAAGTAATCTTCTAACTTGTCTGCCATAGCTGCTTCTGTTACTTGAGTTGTCAATTTATCTCCACGTTGTTTCTTTAATCGCAAGCCTTCTTGAATTACTTCACGAAAGCTTATTTCCTTAAAATGTTCCATGTTTTTTCTCCCAAGGAACACATTCCTCTGAGAATGTTTACATTTTTTGTACTTCATTGTCAATTTACGTTCGTTTCTTCAAAAGTTTATCTAAATCATAGGCTTGCCTGAATAACTTAAAAGTTTCCCAACCTTCTGATAAATCAGCAAAATAAGCATGATTAAAATCTGCATTTTCTTTTGAGAATCTCAATAGATGAGCGCCTTTGCCACAGACAAAAGGCAATTTTTTGCCATTGTCCATCCTGACACCGAAATCAACCAAATGCTGATAGGCGGCTAATTGAATAATGTAATCCGAATAAATCCCATTTGATGTCTTCCAGTCAAGCAGCACCACCTCATCACCCATTCTCCCGATTGCATCAGGAGTTCCACCGAATTTCCATTGTGGGCTAACTAATTGGACTTCTTGAAATTTTGAGAGTAGCACAAGGTTGTTAGACTTTTCCCAATGCAAATAGGCTTCAAAACTCGTTCTTGCCTTTTTTTTATGCACTTCTAATTTCAATTCTTTATTAAGTGCCACCTTTGGACTTTTGCCATTGATGTGAGCTTCTATCATTGAGTGAGTGGCCGTCCCAATTTTAAGCGCTTGTCCAGCTTGGCTGTCATCTCCATACAATTCTTTTCCCTCATGCCCTTGCTTCCAAGCCCACCTGATCAAAGCATTGCTGTCTTTAAACCGCCCTATAATCGTAGTTGTTCCAGGTAAAACTTCATTCTTGTATCGATAGCCCTTTTTAGGAGTTGCCATTTATTTTTCCTATTGATATTCCAATTGTTAAAATTTCCATAATTTTTAAATTTTTTAATCTTGCGACAATTTGTTTTTCTTTCTGTCTTATTTCTACATCTTTATTAAAAGTCTTTTTCCATTTTTCTTGCTGGATTTTTATGAGCGATACAGGCGCACGTTTTTTTAAATCGTCTAATTGCATCAACAAAATATTGATATCATTTACTAAAAAATTTTTTTCTAATTCGTTGTTCATTTTAAAAAGGCACATCTTCTAATGGTGGTGGATTCCGCTCGTCATAATTTTTTTCTTCAATGAAAGCGTCATCATCTTTAACTCTTTCGTTTATTTTGGTAACAATCCATTCTGGTAATTCTTTTAATATTTCTGGATTCGGGTTGTCACAATCAAAAACAATATTTTTATTAACGGCTTCGAATTTCGTGCCATCGGGTGCTGGGCCAAAAGTGACGATAGGGTAGTCTCTGTCTGGCTTTGGATTTTCTGTATATTGGAGTACACAAAATTTATCTAACAATTGAGTTAATTGAAATCCGTTTTGAGACTCGTCACTTAATAGTTTTCCTGTCAAATGTTGAACGATTTGATGTAAATTTGATTTTTCGTGATTTGAAATTTTACAAATTCTTGAAAAACCAAATGGTTTTCCGTCTGTCATTTTGTGACTCAGCTCGAACAGCAAAACGACTTGAGGTATCACTTCTGTCGCATCCGATTCGAATTTTTTCTGAACTTGATTTCCTAAATCAATCACCCCATAACAACGTCCAAAATAAGTACCGTTCGGCACACTTTCTCTTTCCTTGTTTTTACTCCTAGTAACTTTCAAGCCCATATTTTCATCCTCTAATTGGTTGATTATTTCTTTTAAAAATTCTTTGTTACTCGCACCCATAACCTTCTTCTCTTTGTTCTTTTTCTTCTTTTGCTAGCGCTTCCCACAAAAATTGTTCGACACCAACATAATCAAGATCCAGATCACCATTTGCTGTGTGGAGCGATGACCAAGTTAAGGGAATTTCATGACCTCTATGACCAATCATCAAATACCAGGTAACGTCTTCAGAAAGCCAATTTAAGGCTTTTCCGACTTCATCATTGATTTCTGTTTTTATTGATTGTGTTCCGTCTTGCTGGACAATCATCCTGATTTCAATGTCAACGGAGCAACGACTCACTTGTGTGCTTGGAAAGGTGGTTGCGCTCAAAATTGCGCTGATATGATGTGTCTGCATTAGTTGTGTCTTTTTTTTTGTACACAACTAAATTATCAAAAATAACTCAAATGTAAAAGTTTTTTTTACATTATCTTATATTTTTAATAGAGAAAAATTAATTTATGCGGCTTTTTAGCTCTTTTGCTGGTTTAAAATGAGCTTTTTTTTTGCCTTTAATTATAGTCTCCTGCTTTGTTTTGGGGTTTACGAAGCGTTTGTCTTGTGTTTCATTCAAGCTAAAAGAGCCAAATCCTCTTATTTCCACCCTTCCGCCCTTTGCAATTTCTTCGCTAATTTCATCAAAAATAAGGTCAACCACAATTTCACTTTCCCTTCTTGAAATTTTTTGATTATCAAAACTTATCTTATCAATTAGCTTAGTTCTATCCATCCTTAAAATCCCATTTCATATTGTTTCTTTTTTCGAATCCCCTCTATTTCTAACATGTCGTTTGTTTCACACCAATAAACAATAGCAGTAAATTCTTGAATAGACATGCCAAACAATAAAGCTACTTTTTCGAGCACTTTGATATTAATTTCCATTTTTACTGTTTTGTTAAGCAAATTAGTAATAGAGTTTTTGTTAATTTTGTCGATTCCTAATTCACAATCATGATGCGTATAGTCAACTACAGAAAAAAATACTGGAACACCATTATATGTCGTTTTTTTAGTTTTAATTTTTGCAGAAACGTTATGTCCATTTTTGTGCTTATATATCTTATAGCGCCAATGACTGCTCGAAATAATTTCTTGGTCAAAATTTACCTCTGCCAAACTTTGAATTGTTATGTCCTCGATATTGCGACTAAAAAGCAAATCGTAAAGCTCGTAACCTATTTTTTGAGCATAAACCTCGTTCGCCCAAAGAAACTTCCCAGAACGAGTCACGATGGACAGGCCTAAAGGCATGTTGTCAACTAAACTGTTTGTACTAGAATTAATTTCTTTCAATTGGTCGAAATAATTTTCGAGTGGGCTTTGTGGGCGCTGTTTGATATTAACTGCTCTTATTGCAGTATAGTGTTTTGTGTCATGAGTAAATTTTTCCATCTTTACTTTAACGATTAAAAAATTACCTTCAGCATCTTGAATTTCGAGGCTTGTTACATAATTATTTTTCTTTAACGAATCATGAGTTAATGGATAGTCGCGCGTCCACCAATCATAAAGGTTTGTTCCAATATAATCTTTGTAACTTACTTTTAAATGTTCTAAACACAGTGGATTGCACTCTACCATGTCGTTTTGTTTATCAATAATGCACCAGGGGGTAGTGTCTGCTTTACAGAATTTTAGACTCTCTAATTTTTCTTTAAACGTTTGTTGTTTTTCATTTCTAATTATTTCTAACATGATCCCTCCTACGCTTTTTTCAACTGATTAAAACTATATCTAATCAAATCATAGTCTTGTTCGTTCATGTCTACATTCTTGTGTCTGTTATAAAGTAAGACGCACCAGTTTAAATGCTGCTCAGCAGTTAGTTTGATGCCTTCTTCTTGCTCTACTTTTAAAATTTCTTGACTAATTGCGGCCATCAAAACTTGATTTATATTTTCTGGCACTTGTAATTCAAAATGCTCGACACTTAAAAACTTCGCTAGGGTTTCAAGCTTTTTTTGATTGATTTCTTCATGCTTAAACCATCTGTCTAATGTTTGTCTGGTGATCCCGAAAGCCTCCGTAAATTTTTGCCTTGTTCCATACTTCTCTTTTATTATTTTTTTTATTACCGCTACATTTATTTTTGGCATTGCCTTTTCCCTGTAATTTTGTTTAAAAATTTTAAACAGATTACCTTTTTTACTAAATATGTGCAATTTTTTTGTACAAAATAGGTCTAATTGTATCAATATTAAAAAATTTTGGTGCTTTTCGTTGAAATCTATTTCGAAATGAGATAAATATAAAAAACGGTAAATGACAAAATTTTTTATACAAAGACAAAAAAAAATGCACAAGCAACTTATAGAAAGAGCAATCAAGGAAAGTGGACTTTCAAATAAAGCTTTTGCGAAAGCGCTTGGCGTTTCCAGAGGATGTTTGTATAGCTGGAAAAATTCTGGAATTGTGCCAGAAAAAAAACGAGGAGCCTTGTGTGATTTGGCGAAAAACACCATCACACCCGAACAGTTTTCCATTTATTCTAAAAATCTTAACGATGAGAACTCTTAGCCAGCGTTCCCCATATTTCCATGTTTCAACGCTGGTTGTTGCTGGCGGCTCTCCAACTAGGAGGGCCGTCCTTTTATGAGAAATTACGGAACGATTCAAACTTCATTTTGGACTCACCCTAAAATCAATGTTTTAAGTGATAAAGCAAAATTGCTTTTTTTGTATTTAATTACAGGCCATCATGCAAACGCTTTGGGCTGCTATCGCATCCCGAAAGAGTATATCAAAGCGGACTTAGGCTGGACGACCAAAGATTTGTTGAAGCCTTTTTCCGAGCTTGAAAATTTTTTAATTTTGTATGACTTAGAGCTTTCTGTTTTGTTGATTCCTGACTTTCTGCAATGGAATCCAATTCCTAACCCAAATAGCGGTCAAGCAAGGTGGGCTGAATTACAGCTAATAAATGAAAATTTTCAATACTTTCATGTTCTTATCGACCGTTTGGAACCGTTTCAAGATCGCCTTCCAGAACCGTTACCGAAGGTCTGTAATGAAAATGAAAAAGGGTTACCGCAATCATTAACATTAACAAGAACATTAACAATAACAGAACAAGAACAAAAACAAGAAAACGGACGTAACCGTCCAAAACGAAATTCTTTTAATTCAGAAGAAAGAAAACAAAGCGAAGAAGTTTTAGAGTTTTTGAATCAAACAAAATCGAAATTCGGAGTTCGAGGCAAATTCAAATTAGTCAATTCTCATTTGAAATTTATCAGTGCTCGACTTAAGGAAGGTCACACGGTTGCGGAGTGTCGTCAAGTCATTGTCGTGAAAACAAAACAATGGGCTAATACGGACATGGCTATTTATTTACGGCCCTCTACCTTATTCAACGAAGAAAAATTTAACAATTACATTGGAGAACTGGGAGTGCAAGAAAATGAAGTGTCCAGACTGTAAAACTGAATTAAATGGAAAAAACGATTGTTACGTTTGTGGTTGGGATGACGGAAAAAAAATGCAAAAAAAAGTTTTTTTCAAATGCGATTATTGTCATGGCGAATTTATCTGGCCATCAAGAACTACCCCCTATTTTTCACATGATGAAAATCGCATTGTACGCCGCTCGTTTCGCGGAAATGGAGTGTGTCGCAATTGTTCTACCAGTGAAAGTTACCTTGAGGATGAGGCCAAACATGATGTTTTTGCTGGGCCAAGAAAGAGAGCGCAACAATCAGCCGAATATCAAAAAGTTAAAATCTTGAGCAGAAATCTAACTGATCACGAAAATAAAAAACAGTTATTTGAAATTTTAAAACAAAGCATTTCTAAAATAACGGAAAGAGAACTTCCTTATGACAAGTTTAAAACCTGATGATGATGAGGAAAAAATAAGGGAAGCAATACTTGAGTTTTGGCAACTAGGATACGCCATGACAGAAATTCAAATTATAACTAAATTAAACTTCGATTATGTCAAAAGGGTTATCGATGATCACAGAGGAAATGGCTGAAAAAGCAAATGACTTCATACGGGATTTCGCCGAAAAATTTGCTCACGCGAAAGCAGAGCGAGTGTATCTGGAGGAATTTAAAAAATGTAAAAAAGCCATGCTTTTTGCGAAGAAAAACGGTACTGTTGCTGAACGAGAAAATTTCGCTTTCGCTCATCCAGAATATTTAAAGTTGATTGAATCTATCAGAATTGCAGTCGAGCGAGAGGAAACAATTCGCTATCAAATTGAAGCTGCTAAATTAAAAATTGACATGTATCGGACTCAGGAGTCCTCGCGGCGTGGTGGCTTTTGATGGCCATTAAACGCGACACGACTGATCACTATTTCTCGAAAGCCATTCGCATGCGAAATGACTGGACTTGTGAAAAATGCTTCAAGTGTGATGACAATGCAAAAATGACGAACAAGAGCAAATTCATTGAAACAGCTCACGTTTACACACGAAGGTACCGTCACACGCGATGGCACAGTGACAACGCGATTGCAGCTTGCAACGCTTGTCATCGCTGGTTCGGCGATAATCCGCCTGATTTCTATATTTTCATCAAAAATAATATTTTAGGTGAAACTCGGATGGATTTGTTAATGAGAAGAAAATCAGTCAGCAGGAAGTACACAAAAGCTGAGAAAGCAGAAATTACAGAACATTGGAAATCCGAGTGTAAGCGTCTTGAAAAATTGAGGATGAATGGAACTCAAGGCTACATCGATTTAATTGATTATGATTGAACTGAGGTGGAAAAAGGTTGCTGACAACAAAGAAAATTCAGTGCAACTTGGTTCCAATTTTTACGTTTTAGAGTTTACTTCTTTGGAGGCGAAATTTAAAAGCAATCAAGCAGAATCAGTTACATTGTTTCGATCTGATTGGCAGGAAGTTCAAATTGAGGAATGATGATTGGTTGCCTCCGTTACTTAGGGAATATGCTAAATGGTTAGCTGGTGAATTTGGAGAGGGTTTTTCATCAACAAGCACGATTTGGAGAGCTTTTTTTGATCCTTCTCATGGAAGCTCTCAATCAACTTTGCCGAAAGGCGTGGTGCCACCACCAGGTTTCTCGAAATTGCAAAGAGCTTACAATTTTTTGCTTATTAACACGAAATATGGGAACGATGTTTCGTTAGTTCGCGCTTTTTACCTATGTGAAAAGCCTGAAATTATTATGCAATTGTTTAATATTTCAAGGCGTACTTTTTATCGCAGAAAAAGCTCTGGCGAACGCGCTATCCGTCAATATTTAAAAAATGGTAAAAAAAGTTTCACAATGGCACAAAAAATGATACAGTAGGCTATTATTGCTATTTTTGACTTTAAAGAGTGCAACTATGAAAAAATCATTAACTCAACGCCAGCAAAACGCAATGAAACGTCACTCGAAGCATCACACAAAAAAACACATGGCAGAAATGACTAAATTGATGAAATCTGGGTCTACTTTTACTGCTGCACACAAAAAAGCAATGAAAAAAGTTGGCAAATGAGCGAAAAAAAGCCTTTTGCTGGATTTCATTTAAAAAAAGAAATCGACATTTCACATTTTTTAACGATTTTAATCTTAATTTTTGGTTTAATTTTTTGGGCTACAGGATTAGAGGGACGAGTCGATGCTATCGAAATTTTATATCAGTCTGATATCAATCATTTACAAGATCGATTAGATAGAATCGAAGATAAATTAGATCGAATTTTGGAAAAATGAACGTCAGTCGATTTTTTGATAAGCATGAATTAGCGTGTAAATGTGGTTGTGGTGAGGCCAAAATGGAACCACTTTTTTTAAAAAAACTTGATGAATTGCGAGACAATTACGGTAAGCCTATTATTTTAAATTCTGCGTACCGCTGTCCAGATCATAATCGAGCTGTCAGCTCAAGCAAAAGCGTAAATGGGCCTCATACCACAGGTAAAGCGGTTGATATTAGAACTAGCAGAAAAGAAGCTTATACGGTGCTCTCATTGGCTTTTTTAGCTGGCTTTACAGGCATAGGTGTAGCGCAAAAGGGTTCTGGACGATTCATTCACTTAGATATGTTGGGTTCACTTGAGGGTGCTGTCAGACCAACGATTTGGAGTTATTGATGCTGCAAGCTTTACTGCCTGTTGCTGGAAAAATATTAGATAAGGTTTTGCCAGACAAAAAAGCGAGAGAGGAAGCGCAACTTGCTTTGCTTAAAGCTGAACAAGAAGGAGAGCTGAAAGCGGTAGAGCAACAGTTGTCGGCAATTTTAGCTGAAGCAAAAAGCAATGATCCTTTTACTAGCAGGGCGCGGCCAACTTTTTTGTATGTCGTTTATATATGTATTTTAGCAGGAATACCAATGGGTATTTTATACTCAATGAATCCTGATTTAGCTACCAACATTTCAACAGGTTTCAGTCAATGGTTGAAATCTATTCCAGAAGAAATGTGGTGGTTGTTTTCAGCAGGATATTTAGGTTATACAGGCGCTCGCTCGTACGATAAAAACAAAATAATGAAATCTTGAATACTTTGTAGGTCAACAACAGTGAAATCAATGAATCAATGAATCAATTGATGAAATGATGAAATGATGAAATGATGAAGTGATGAAGTAATGAAGTGATGAAGTATTGAACTTAATCAATGGCATCAATTCTGTTATGATGATATCACTTTCTAGTTTGATACTCTTGAAAGTAGGGAGCGGCTTCAAAATGTCAGAATAAAACCTAATATTTTGGCCGCTCTCAATTTTATTTGTTGAAGTACTTAAAATTAGCTTATTGATTCTCTTATTTTTCGCAATTTAAGTGCAAAATCTTTTAATCTTTGCTTATCGTTTTTATGTACCCAGGTCTGATGAAGTTCGAAACCATTGTCTCGCATTTTTTTTAAATACTTTTTCCGTGCTTTCGCTGACGGCGATGAATTTTTACACAATGATTGCATCGTTTAACCTTTTGAGCTTGATCTATTGACTCATTTCATCTTCTTTTGCCCATTCTTCGGCTCGGTCAATCG